ATTGCCTTCGTTTTGCGTCTCTACAAGCGATGCGGGGCATACCCTCGCCCGGGTGGTTGTAAGCACCCGGCGCGAGAGTACGCGATTGCCTAGTTTGTCGCGCGCGTCGGTGTCCGCGAGTTCAATCAACTCGCACATCCGCCACTTCATACGAACCTCACTTTTGGAAACTGCAGAGCGGAGGTATTGTCCGCCCTAGCAATCTCAGCTAAAGCAGAAAGTTCCGCGGCATACTCCGCGAGCAAATCGTCCACAAACTGAAGGGACAAGGTTCCGCCCTGTCCCTCCGCCTCCTGCGTGATTCCTTCATCGAATCTGCGGTTCACCGCCTTGATGGTTGCATCGACCACAAGGGACTCGGCTGTGGTGGGTAGCGTGGACACACCAACGCGCAAACAGATGCGGTCTGTGAGCGTATGCGTGACCTCTTCCAGCCACTTATCGCTCGGCTTATCTTCAACTGCCTCGAGTCGTGTCTTGACACGATCTAATACGCTCATACGCTCACCTCCTTACTCGTGAATTAGACGGTTGCCTTAATCTCAGCCTTGACAACGCCGTCGGTAATCTCTGGGAAGATCTTGACGCCAGACATAACCAAGGTGTCGCAGGTTGCGTTATTGGTGTTGATATTGTGAGTAATACCAACGAAGCCAGTAGCGTCGGAGGTCAGGCCGAAGGTGGAAGCAAGGTCAGAACCATTTGCTGGGATATATGCCAGGTTAAGGTTCATGGCTGCAGTACCAAAGATAGTGCCAGCCCTAACTGCGGAAGAGGTGATTGCGGTACCCAGGCCAAGGAAGTCCTTGAGGTAAGTAATACCTGCAGCGTTCTGGGTGGTAACGGTTGCAGTGCCGAGGTAGTCAGCCACATCGAGAGGATTGACGAAGAAGACGAATGGATTAGCTGCGTCAGTGTCAAAGCCATCGTAGCCCTCAAACTTGCCGGTGAGAGAAGCCCAGAGGTTGGCCATAGTTGCCTGAAGGGTCTTGCCGTTCTTTGCTGCAGCAGTGGTGGTTGCGACGCTTGCAATCAGATCACTGCGAATACCATTCTGGATGGTGCCGATAAGCTGAGCGTCAGCTTCATTGATTGCACGATCACGTCCACGAAGCTGGATAGCTTCGGCAGAGGTTACACGGCGATACTTCTTAAGAGGAAGCTCGATGGTCTGGTCAAGCTGACGCTTGATGTTAGACGCTGGAATGGTGTCACCCTCAGCAACTACGCCATTCTTAACGTCCTTCACGAACTTGTAGGTCTTGATGGTGCCGCCCTGTGGTACTGGGATAAGGTTGGTAATACCGAGAGCCTTCTGAAGCTCCTGGATGCCCTGGGAGAATCGGTTGACGTAATCAATAGAAATCTCAGGAGCGATGTCGGTCTTTACGGTAAGTCCTGTTTCTGCTGGCATAATGTGCCACCTTTCTTAGTGTTAAACAAACAATCCGATGTTGTCGCGGATGGCTGCCTGGCGAGTAATTGGGTCCTTGATGGCTAAGATCTCTTCTTTGGTCATCGTCTTAGTGGCCACACCCGCTGCAGGAGCTTTGCCCGCGAGTTGTTTCTTCACGGCATCTTCTACGGCCGCCGTGAAGGCCGTTGAGAAAGCGTCAACGGACGCCTTTGTTTCCTCTGCAGTCTCACCCACTAAACGCGTGAGAATGTCATCGCTAACCGCGATACCTTGCTCAGAGAGTTGACGACGAGACTCAGCCACCATCGCGTTTACCGTGTCGCGACGCTTGTACTCGTCAAGCTCCTTCTGAACCTTGTCACGTTCGTACTCTGCTTTTTGCTGAGCATTCATCTCGGCCAGCTTGGCAGCTTCCTCAACCTTTGCGGCTTGCTGCTTTTCCCACTTCGCGAGACGCTTGGAGACAATCTCATCAACATCAGCATCCGTGTACTTTGGCTGCTGCTTGTTGTCCTGCTTTGGCTCTGTCTGTGTGGTGGTGTTGGTCGTTTCCTTGTTAGCGCCCTCGCCATCCGCTACAGGAGCCTGAGCTTGCTTAGTCTCCTCCGTGGTCTCTGTGGTTGTTGCTGCGGTTGTTTCTGCACCCATTGTTTTTTTCTCCTAATTCCCCGGCGCTCCAAGGCGCGTCGGCGTGCCTTTTCTCCTTAGCTTTTAGCGACTTCAAAGCTTGGTCGATGCATTAAAAAAGCGACCGTCTAGTCGCTCTCAATACACAGTTCAACAATTTTTTCTAGTACCTCGTCCGTGGGACATCCTCGGCAACGCATGAGTTCGCGCTCCCCTGCGTCCACAACGCACACCGTCGGAAGGTGAGTGATGCTCTTCGCGTCCCTGGACCTTGGTGAGCAGTCAACGTCGATAATCTCGTACTCAATATCCTCTTCAGATAAAGCCGGCACTATCCTCTTGATAGTCCCGCGACAGATGCTGCACCACTCGGCCATATAGATCACTACTCGCGCCATATTCTCACCTCCTTAGCGAGGTAACAAAAAAGCCACCCGGAGGTGGCTTGTGAAAGCTGGTTGATTGGTGAAGGTTAGAAAGTAATTAGATTGATATGGAGACCGTCTTTATCTTTGCTCCACTCTTCTTCGCACTCGTCTTTGATAAATTTCTCCGGAACATAATCTGAGCCAATTAACCAAAGTGATTCGAACTCTTTAGCTTCACTGAAGTCGACTAACCAACCAGATAAATCCATAGCCAGCATGTCGTCAAATTCTGCCATGTTGCCTTCGCCGCAATCAAGAAAGAAGACCTTTCCTTGTTTATTGGCTTCTTCTTGTACACGATTAAAGAAGTTAACGAACTGGGCATCACTTAAATCGTGCTTTGTTTTAAGTCCCACTACCTTCTGTAGCACGCCTGTATCTGACATTAGTCGCACCTCCTCGCATAATTGTTACAAAGTCACCCTTTGCATCTACGATTACAAGATTACCATCATATTCATAGAAAGTGCAAGGATTATCGCCTTCTTGTCCCCACCAGTCACCGGTAGCAACTCGTTCAGCTTTCTCAATAATTTCGTTACATATTTCTACGAACTTATCTCTATCCTCTTTTAACGATGGATTTAGCTCCCATTCTCTAGCATGCTTGCGCATCTTTTTGCCAACTTGCTCTTTCGTAAATGCAACCTTATCCGTCTCGAAGAAAACGGTTCGTTTGGACTTCTTCGCTCCAACGCCATCCCAATGCTCACGAGCATCTTCCATGGCTTTCTGTCGCGCAAGCTCCTCCTGCTTCTGTTGCCATGCGTCCCAATCGTCCACAGCCGGCGCAATCTGGCATCTGCAATATGGGTGGAGTGGTGGGAAGTTCACGCCCACCTGCATATCCTCGAACCTAAACGTAGATCCATTCACGCCTTCGCACTCTTCACAAGCGCGCTCGTCATGCACCACCTCGATGGTGTAAGAGTCAAAGCCTTCACGCTTCAACTCCTCAACCTGCGCCATACGTGAAACGTAAGTGCCTTCGGTGTAAACCAGGCGCATAAGCGACGACTGCGGCACATCCACAAAGCGCTTCTCGAGAGCTTTCGCGATTCGCTGGTATGAATCACCGCGCGCGAGAGCCTTCGACATGTCCTGCGCCACATATGACGCGAGGGTCTCCGTGTTATCCCAGATGCGCTGAGAGTATGACGTGTTACCCGTCCACACCGTATCGACAAAACGGCGAACCGCGTCAGAGTCCATGCTGTAGAACGACCGACCAAATCCCATCGCTTCAGCCGCCGTGTTTGCACCGCGCAAGGACTGGCGCATGATGTGGTTGTCAATACGCTGAACCACGTCTCCTGTGGCTTGATAGAGGTGCAAGCGTGCGGACGCTTGTAAACCTTCGAGCCTGTTCAGTTGGTAGATACTCTTACGCACATCCACAATGGACTGCATATCCGGGTGTTGGCGCAAAAACTCGTCACAGTCGCGAATAAGAAGCTCGCGGTCTTTAGGGTCCATCGTCTCCATAAGACGACGATACTCAAGCACGCCATTCTCGCCGTAGCGTTGATAGTACTCCGCAATCTCGCGATTCAGGCGGCGAAGCTCGCTCTCGTAGGCGTTATGGACGCGTACCGACAGGGCGCGTTCGTCTTTCTCCATCGCTGCGTCAGCGAGTGTTTGGCGGCTGTGCCAATACGAGTCCATGTTGCTCCTTAGTTATTATTTTCGTTCGTACGGTCTGGAACCATCTGCGCGGCCTGCTCGGCGCGCTCGTCGGCCATGCGCTGCATCTCAGCCTGTGGCGAATCAACGCACGACAGAACGGACAACTGCGTCTCCTCGGACGTAATGCCGGAGAGGTTGCCCGCAATCTGAGACTCTTCGAGCAAGTTCGATGGTAGGTTGCGTGTGAATGTAGCGCGTACGGTAGTCCATGCCTTAGCGTCTAGGCGTGTGTTTCCTGCGTAGTTACAAAGCAGCTTCCAACGTCTAGAGAGTGAACGGCGGAACTTCCTCTGCTTTACTACGGCGATATCGCTCATAGCCTGCAGGCGGTACTTGATAGCAATGCCGGAGCTGGTGTCGAACTTCTCGCTTGAGAGGTCTGACACCATCGACAGAACGAAGATAAGACGCTCAACGCGATCAATAAAATTCTCCTGCGTGCCGTCTGCGTCAGGCTTAGACAGAAACTCAACGGTGACGTTCGCGGCGTCTCTCGAGTCCAGGTTAATGATGCGCGAGTCTCTCAGGCTCTGCAGCGTCTGGTCCTCCAGGCGCGCGCCGAGAATCTTCAGATAGGCGTCTGCGTAGTACTCGACATCATTGGCCTTCTCGGAGATTGCCTTGTTGTACGCGTTAATGAGTGACATAACGCCTTCAAACAGACCAAGGCGCTCCTCATTGTCCACATACTCAACCACAGGCACATCGTCAAAGCCGTGAATAACAGGCTCACCGAAGATGACCTTCGAGCCATCCATCACGAACGGCGTCTCGAACATGGAATCGTAGAGCGTGCCGCGGAGTGTGTCGCGTGCATTGTCGAAAAGGTTATCGTCCAACCAGAAACGTACCGCGTAGATGATGTCATTCTCTACGGTGTCATCGCGGACAACGAAGCAATTCATCGGTGTCACGGAGCAAGAACGCGCGAAGGCTTCCTCGTCGCGCCACATCAGCTCGTAGCCTGCGCCATAGATGTCGGCAAGCTTGGAAAGCTCGGCGTCCAGGTCGTCAGAATCATTGACCGCGCTCCATACGTCCAAATACTCCGCAAATGCTTCATCGTCTGCCGTTGTGCGGATAGGAACGCCCAAGAAGTAGCCGACCATGGAGTCCACGATCTGCTTGGCGAAATTAGCCACGAGCCTATTGTCTGGCTTGTATTCCGCCTTTTCCTTTTGGTGCAGAATGTCATGGTCGCCCTCGTATGCTTTGCGAAGACTGGCCAAGCGGTTAACCTGCTTTGTGCGGTAGTCCACCAGAAGCTTGCCAAGAAGCTCCGCGGTCATCTGCGTGTCCTTTGGTAGGCGGTAGCCGCCCCTTGGCTCAAACGTGGAAGCGTTTGCTCCCTTAACGTCAGCACCCACTAAATGCCTCCTCTAAATAGTCGAATGGTCGGCGCGTTATCGTGCAAGCGAATAGCGCATGATAGAGAGTCAGGCGCATCATCGTGCTCCGCTCCCTCGGTGAAGTCCATGACTTCGTTCCAGTAATCGACGCTAGCTTCACGGACACTCTCAAGCCTGGACAGCTTGGACCAAGTGCCGCGGCCATACGTCGCAATTTTGATGAACTTGTTGGCGGTCTCTGAGTATGTATGGACAGGTAGCCCGTACCCGTCGAGCTTGTCAGCCACGTAGCCTTTATCCGCGTTCTTCTCCATGTAGACCGTGCCAAGTCTCAGCTCGCGGTGTAACTCTAAGATGCGCGCCATGCACTTATCGACGTGCGTCTCGCGGTACAGCTCACCGTGGACGTATGCCTCGTCGCCCACCCACTTGATACACGTGATGGCCGTACCGTCTGAACCGCCGTAGGCCGCATCCACATGCATGATGCCGTCGTAGAGAAGGCTCTCGTCTTTGAAGGTTTTACAATCGCCCTCGAAGACCACGCCCTCCTCTGCCACATGGCGCAGCTCGTAGTTAGCCGCGAAAAGTGAGTGCGTCATTGATGCCTTCAGCTCTGTGGCAGCGTCCACACTCACAAGCCCTGTAGTATCCCATGGCCACTTCTCAGCGGGCGGCATGATCGTGAACGCGTCGTCTTTATGCCACGGGGTTCCCGTGTTGATGATGCGTCCGCCACGGTTTTTTACGTTCTGCAGCTCGCGGTAAATCTGCTTTGTACGTTCACGCTCGGCACGGCTCACACGGTCACGCAGTGTGACGATGTCATCCGTGAAGATGATGTCCCAGTGCTTACCAGTGAGCGAGCCGCCAATGCCGATACCCGTCAGTTGCGGTGATCCGGAGACGTTACACGCGAGACTTGTCGAGATTGCCGTAGAGCTTGCCGTGGTCAGTTTTAGTGGCTGGCCATAGATGCTCTGCGCAATCTCCTGGGTAAGAGGATGTTCAACCATGCGTTTGACCGCCGCGAGTACTTCCGCGACGTCATTCTCGCCTTTGCGTTGGAATCCCACCGTCAAGTCCGGACGGGTGAGCAATATCAGCCACAGAGCCACCTCGACGCAGGTTGTCTTATATGAACCACGATGAGACTGAAGCGTCATGTCGCCGTGGCCAAACACCATCTCATGGATCCATCTGTCGTGGAGTCCTTCGCGCAGAAGGTCGTAACCTAGCTCATGTGCCAGGCGAACCGGGTGCTTGGCCATAAGCGTCGCGAGTGCTCTATTTGTCTCCATCGCTCTCTACCTCGTCGAGCAAGCTCTTAAACGCGGCGCTGGCTTCCTTAGCGTTAGCGGATACTTCCATCTGCTGCACGGGCTTCTGTCCGGAAGAATCACGAACGAACTCAGCCGCGCGGACGTCTCCTTCGAGTGCCTGGGCGAGCATGGCAAGCGCCATGGCTTCGCTAGCGGTCACGTTCTTTCCTGTAAGCCCTGCGATGGTGGACGCCTCGGACAGCTTGCCAGGCTTCATCGGCATGGCGAGAAGATCTAGAAGCGTCTCGCGAATCTCGCGCCTGCGCTTCTGAACCGCGTTAGACTTTGCGGCGGCCTTCTTACCCATCGCGCTCAGCTCAGCCTTGGTGCGCTGACTGTTAGGCTTCAGATTCTTCGCCGCGTTCGGATTGTTTAGTCTTGCCATCTAACTCCCTAATAATTTCCAACTCACGCTCGGAGAGGTCGAACGCATACTCTTCCACTCGTGCCTCTGCTCGTGCCTCTGCTCGTGCCAGCCTGCGCGTCATATCGCTCGACAAAAGAAAGCCAGCACCATACATCGCTTTTCGCAGTGGCTTCTGGCTTTCAAGCTGCCTGATGAAGTACGTATCGGATTTAGGAATCTCTATCGTTTCGCCTTTGCTGGATAGTCTCCCCAAGCGCGTGGCCATAAGGACACACTTCGGATAGTTGAGCTTCGGTTGCTGCTTGTTTTCTTGTTTGCATGCTTCCTCGATTGTGTCCTTCAGCTCCGGCGTAGTAATTGCTGCGTTGACCATGTCGAGGTTCGTAACGAATGAGGTGCGCACCTTGGCACCGTTGGCGTATTCAATGTTTGCAAACGTACACACCGCGCAATCAATCATGTCGCGCATGAAGATGGTGAGAGACGGCGCAAATAGAAAATACTTAATGCCGCGCTCTGTGTACCATCGACGGATGGATGCCAGGATAGAGAAAGGCGGGTTGTCTACAACAACACAACCCTCTGGATATTCCTCGCTCTGGTAGTCTCCGCCTGGGCGGAATGGTCGGATGATTGGCGCGTCGCCTAGATCATACTTATCTCGCACCCACTCAAGCACGGCGTCATACACCGCGGGGGGGTAAAGCAATCGTCGGTGGTCAGCTTTGGCTTGAACTTCTCAATGAATGCTTCATAGTCTTCGAGTTTTTCTTTGCTTGATGACGATACGCCCATTTGTATAAACCTCTCCACTTATGCATAAAAATGAATATTGAGCTAACAAAAAAGCGCCCTCATTTCTGAGAGCGCCCGAGTCGCTTTGCTAACTTTCGTACATTCCTACGGTATCAAGATAGCACGTTTTAATATGAATATAACTGCAAGATTATGCACGATTTATGAATATTTTTCTTGCTTTATACACAGCCTAGCAATACCCACCGTGTTTGTAAACTCCAAAGAACGTTCGCGCAGGATAAACGCTTGGCGCATGGAAACGTGCGCCCTCTTGGCTGTCTCCGCCCATGTGTAACCTTCGACGAAGTACAGCTGCATCACGAGGGCCGCGTCTTGGCCAAGGGCTTCGCCGATTGCGTTGCATGCGGAGTAACCGTCAAGAATGACGCTCTCCAATTCGTCCAACAAACCCTCTAGAAACGCCTGTGCGGTCATTTCCGCCATACTTACACGCACCGTCGGGTCAGAAGTCGAATTCTTAGAACCAGCGCCGCCAGAAGCCTTTAGAGGCTCTCTAACGGCGTTTAACCTGTTGCGAGCGCTTTTGATGTCTTTCGCGGCCTGCCTAACACTCTCCCACCATTCCAGCCCAGTCATGCCACTACCTCGCCTTTTCCTGCAATTCCTCGATCGAGAAATAGATGCCCATGATGTCAGCGTAGCCTTTGTCGAGACTCTCGCTGCAGATAAATCGGTCGTCTTCAATTATCCCACACCTGGTCAGACAGTCTTCAAACGTCTTCAGCATGTTCGACATGTCCGGCTTCTCCGTCATGGGGGTGCCATCGGGATGCTTAGGGCTCGCAGGAAAGCACCACTTCACCACACAGCGCAAAGGTCCGGTGAGTGGCTGGAAGTTCTCCGACACCTTCGTGACCGACTTCAACCACACACAAATCAGATCCTCCACGGTCTTCAGCTCATCGGACTTCCGGATGGCAGCGTGCATTCCCTTACCACCGCCCACAATGTACGCCACAAGGGCGTTGTGCGTCACGCTCGGTGGCTTCATGGGCAAGAATGCCGACACACGCCTTTTCGCGTCTTGTGCGGGCTCTGCGTGCCTCTGACGGCCGCCCGCGCTACTTCTTGGGTCAACC